ACCACCTTTACCGCCTATGATGCTTGTTACTGTCAATTCAGTGGAAGCTATCAGCCTACCGTGGGAAGTGAACCTACGGTTTTGGAAATCCTTCAGGACATTGCAGACCAGGCAGGCGTTACCCTGTCCAGCAGTGTGCCAAATATGGCGAAAACAGCCGTTGTCACTGGAACGTTGACAGGGCGCAGCTTGAAGCAGATGCTGGGTTATATGGCGGGACTGCTGGGGGGCAGTGCAGTCATTGACCGTGAAGGGAAATTAGCGGTTGTCCGTATTGATTTTTATTGGACTACCCACAACGGGGAAGTTATGACAATGGAGGTGAAGGAATTTACCAAAGTTTCCAAAGACCAATATTATGAGGACACCATGAAGGATAACGGCACTTATCAGGTTATGTGGCTGAGCTGCACCGTTCCTCAGGAGGACGGAACAAGCGAGATTATCAAAGTAAGCCCCACACGGTATCTGAATTATCAGGATGATGGTGCGGATTCAACCTGTTTGTACATGGAAAATCCCTTTATGACGGAGGAAATCGCCCAGGATGTTATTGATGCTCTGTACTACCCAAGGAAGATACATCTAGGGGAAGCGTCCTTTTGTGTGGGGGGAATGAACGACCCAGGTGACCTTTTCCGTATTCAGGACTGTGATACAGGGGAATGGCTTTATATGGCGGCGGCTTCCATTAAATGTACCTTTGATGGCGGTGTGAGAACGGAAATTGCTTCCGGCAACAGCACAGATGCAGAGGGGGAGGGCAGTACCTCCACCTCGAACAGCGTCAGCCAACTTAGCCAGCTCCAACAGGAGCTGAAAGCCTTGCAGGAACAGATGGCACAGATGCCAGAGCTTCAGCACAGGAATGAACGGATAGAAACCACAACAGCGGGGGAAGAAGTCCGCACAAAAATTACCTTTGATACGGCATTTCAGGAAATTCCCAACGTTTACGTCACGGTTCACGCTGCAAACCCAACCATTGCATATGCTACAGCTTACAATACCAGCAAGACAGGCTTCTCGTTGAGTGTGGTGCGAAGCTCCACGGGAACGACCTCTGTGGACTGGCTGGCAATCAATTAAGAGAGGTGAGTACTGCTTTGAAACTTGTTACGATTGATGTCCTTAAGAAGAACCCGAAGGACTATGTCTGCATTGGCAGACAGGGCGAGAATAACGCCACCGCTGTTGTTTTTGATTGTTCTGCTTTCGCTGAGATTTATGGCGAAGGGGCGGCAGAACTGCTCTGCAAACGCCCTGGGGATACAACGCCCTATCCCTGCGCTGCGGAGCAATCCGGCAATCTGCTCTCATGGGCAATCACCGAAACCGATACTGCAAAGCGAGGCGTGGGACAGCTTGAACTTCGGTGGTATGTCAAGGACACTTTGGCGAAAAGTGTGCTGTTCCACACGACCATTTTGGGCGCACTATCCACCAATGTGGAAGATGAGGCGGACGAACCGCACAAAGCGTGGATGGACGCTGTCCTCTCTGCTGGCGTGGAAGCAAAAGCAAATGCGGCTGAGAGCAAACAAAATGCGGAATTGGCGGCTCAGAGTGAAGAACTGGTGACCAACGCTGCAACCGCTGCGGCGGAAAGTGAAGCCAACGCCGCTCAAAGTGCGGAAACTGCCCAGGCGAGTACAGCAGAGGCGGCTACGAGTGCCAGCTCTGCAAAGGCTGCCGCAGAATCAGCCGCTCAAAGCGAGAAAAACGCAAGTGCCAATGCGGATGAAGCTAAAGCGGCGGCGGAAACAGCGACGCAGATGGCAACCGAAGCGTTGAATCAGGTGCAGCTTTCCGCTGTCCAGCACCGGAATGTTTATCGGGGCAAGAATCTGGGAACCTCTGTCACCGCCGCCCAGAAAGCTGCTATCCAAAACGCCACCTTTGATGATTTGTATGTTGGCGATTATTGGATGATTAACGGCGTGACGTATGTTATCGCTGACATGAACTATTGGTATAATACCGGAGATACTGTATTTGCAAGGAATCATCTGGTACTGATGCCTGATATGCCCTTATACAACGCCCAGATGAATACAACTGCCACAACCACCGGTGGCTATGTGGGGAGTAAAATGTATACCGAGAATCTTGAGACAGCAAAAACCACTATCTCAAGTGCTTTTGGCGATTTGTTGCTGACACACAGAGAGTATCTTGTCAATGCAGTTACAGATGGTAGTCCGTCTGCGGGTGCGTGGTACGACTCGACTGTGGAAATCCCCAACGAAATTATGGTATATGGATTTTTTGCGTTTGCCCCTGCAATAATTACTGGCGTTACTGGTGTGGCTCCCAGATACACCAGCGACAAACAGCAGTTATCGTTGTTTAGGCTCAATCCGCTAGCCACAAACAACCGCCAGTCATTCTGGCTTAGGGATGTGGTGACCTCCGCTCTCTTTGCTGCGGTAAATGGCAACGGAGCGAGCAACGCTCCTGCCGCATCGGATAACCGTGGCGTTCGTCCGGTGTTTGCGATTGGGTAAGAGGAGGAACATAATGTATTACATCGTAAAGAAAGTAGTCCCCTTGAGGGACTTTCCGTCCAGCAGAACAGGCAATATTGTCCAAAAGTTGTCCATTGGAACGTTGGTGACTGTGGATGACTGCGGCAAGTTTACTAACACAGGACTGGGAAAAACCTATCTGCCAGTGATTATTGATGGTAGTCGCCTGTGGGCGCATGACGCTTACTTACAGCAGATTACGCCCCGCCAGGCGGCGGCAATCAAACACGGCGAATCTTGGCTGGGGCGAAAGCCCCAGACTAAGGCGATTGCCTGGTACAACAGCACGGAGCAGGGTGCGAAAGACCCGAAAAAGAAAGAAGCTTACTGTACAGTAGGCGCATTGTGGGCGGCATCTCAGGGAACTGATTTGGGGGAACTCATCTCAAAAAATGCGCCAACTTTGGAGGAAAAGACACGCAAAAAGGGCATTTTTCACGCTAAAGATAGCGGATATGCGCCTAAGCCTGGTGATTTGGTGCTGTTTAAAGGGAAAGCCAAAAATAGCGCAAGCCATACCGAGCTGTTGGTGCTGAAGGTGGGCAATGTACTGCACACCATTAACTATAACGCCGATAAGGTTTGCAAGCGGCAGGAACGGAAGGTTGCCGATAATTACACTTACGGCTATGTAGAAATTACTTACTGAGAGGAAGAAAAACGTGGAATTTATTATCACTTTTGGGTTTATCTGCCTGGATTTCGTTACTGGAATCGTGAAGGGATTTGCAACCCACACCTTTAAAAGCTCCATCATGCGAGAGGGCTTGTATCACAAAATCGGCTCGATTATGATTATCGCCCTGGGAGTGCTGGTGGATTATGCTCAGGGGTATCTTGATATCGGCGTTACCGTCCCTGTCGCTGGTGCGGTGTGTGCCTACATCTGTTTGATGGAGATTGGCAGTGGAGTGGAAAATATTTGCAAGATTAACCCTGAGATTTTGCCTGAAAAAATCACCTCGCTGTTTGTCGGGCTGAAATGTAGCGGCGAAAGTAACGTTAAGCGTAACGGAGGCGGCGAGGAGTAATGTCCGTATTGATTACAGATGTGTCGAGTAACAACGGCAAAATCAATTTTGCCAAGATGAAGAAGCAGGCTGCTGGCGTGATTATCAGAGCTGGCTACCGTGGATACAGTGCCGGCACGATAAAAACGGATGCAAAGTACCAATCCAATATCGCTGCCGCTGAAGCCGTGGGGTTGCCTGTGGGTATCTATTGGTACACCACAGCAATGAATAACTCCGAAGCCGTGGAAGAGGCAGATTATCTGCTAAAGCTCATCAAAGGACATAAGCTGAGTTTTCCGGTTTTCCTGGATTTGGAGTATGCGCCAGGGCGCAAAGGACGAGCTGACAGCATTAGTGCTGCAAGGCGCACTATGTATGCTGTAACATGGCTGGAGCGGGTAAAAGCGGCTGGCTATGATGTGGGGGTATACTGCAATCCTGATTTTTGGGCTGACGGACTTGTATCGGACAAGTTGAAAAAATATGCCCGCTGGATTGCCAGATATAGTAGCAAATGTCCGCTGGATTGTGATATGTGGCAATACACCAGTACCGCTACCGGCAGCCTGTACGGGCAGTCTGGCGGCTACATTGATGTTAGCCACTGTTACGCTGATTTTATCGGCGGAGCGGTATCTAAGTTTGCTGGCGGTGCTACAACCGCCAAAAAGGAGGCGACAAAGGATATGGATACATTAAGACGAGGAGACGAAGGACAGCAAGTGAAGGTGCTTCAAAAGCTGCTGGGAGGGTTGACCGTTGATGGTATTTTTGGAGAAAAGACTGAGACTGCTGTAATGGAGTTTCAGGCTGCCAATAATCTGACCGTTGACGGCATCTGCGGTCCCCTGACTTGGGATGCACTGCTGGGAGACTGACGAGGGAAAATACAAAAACCCCCATCACCTTAAATGATGGGGGGAGTTACTAGGTGATGGGGGTGGGTAGGTTGCAGTTTGCCCTTGATGGGCTACTGCTTGCTTATCGTACAGTAAATTGATATAATTGTCAATGGGGTTGGATGATATTTGCTTACCCCGCAATTTACCCCAACTAACATTTGGGGAGTTTAAAAAATTTGAAATCAGTTTAGAAGATTGAACTGAATTTGTGTGATTGATTTAGCGTAATTACAACTTTCGGTAATATTTACGAGAGTATTTATAATTCAAATCCCTTCTTCTGCGCCAACGAATCCCTGAAACTTGTATGGTTTCAGGGATTTTTTGCTAAGTATTCTAAAATAAGTCTGAATGACTTCCTGTTCGGGCGGCAGTCAAAATCAGAGAATCAT